TTCTTTGGTTATGGGAACCGCTTCAATCATGTTTTGAGTCAATCCACTACTGTTTTCAAAATATATTGTCGTACCATCTGAGTAGTCGTAGTAATCAACATTTTGAACCGTATATCCTGTATATGATGTTGCAATGTTATTAACAACACCAATTATCTCAGCACCTTGAATTACAGGAACCCCAACTATGTAAGGTGTTACACCATATTGTTGTAGTTCTGTTAATCTTGAAGTCGTTACACCTGAGACAACAAATGGTACCGTTGTGTATCCTGATGAGACTTGTTGAGCAACAGTGTTGTCAGCGTCATATGGGTAGATGTAATCATAACTTATTGGTGTTGTTGACCAATTACCGCCCAAAGGTTGGAAGAATGCTCTTCCTTTCGGATTATAAATTATAACATTTTCAAACGGAACTTGAATTTCTTTTGAAACCAAGTTAACACCAAAAGGTGTTGTTTGTTTCATAGTTATGGTATACCCGCTTTTTGCCAATGGATATGTATGACTCAATGTCTCTCCACCGAATATTTCTTCAGGACTATTATCACCCCAATTTATTTTATAAGATGAAAACTCAAGAAATGATTTTGATTTTTGTGAGCTGTTGTATACGGTAAATGTATATGGAGTAACTGTAGATGATGTGAATATAAAATTTGTTACAACATCAGCCTGTTCAGCTACACCATCAAATGGGGTATAATAACCCATATCAATGGTTGTTTGAGTCAACATGATAGGAACCGTAAGACCTGTTAGTATTGACGCTCCGTTTGTTCCACCTGTCAACACTTGTTGCATTGATAGATAAACACCAACTTCAGTTACCTCTACGGTATTACCATTAACATAACTTGTTAAACCGGTTACCAAATCTGATTTGATAAATTCAGGCGATATTTGAAACTTATAATCAACCATTTGGCTCTACATATTCATACCATTTTATGGGTTGAGTTGTTCCAACCCTATTAAAAGTTATCGTGTCATAAACATTGTATTTTTGAGACGGATAATTTAAATTAACTTGATAGTAAAAATTAAACAAATTATTTGGTGCGTATGTGTTAGATGTAGACTCAGATTGGGGTCTATTAATCATACGAGTAAACGTACCGGTCTTAGCGTTCCAAAATTTACAAGACATATAAAATCTTGTGATGTCAATATATTCTCTTGATTGTAACCAATAGATAAAGAATCCATTTGTATCCCCAACAAAATCCAAAATATATTTTGGTTTGTTAATATCAACCACCACTCCTTGCATGTCGGCAACCATCTTTTCACCTTGAGTTGTCGGGAGAATCATTGTTAAATAATTCTTTTGTTGTGCCTCTGATGGTGAATCGTAGAAATCTAATTTGAAGAAACTTTTCTTGAAATTATTTCTATAATAGTATACCTCGTCGGTTGTAAACCCTTCACTTCTATAATCAACAATCCAGTTTTGTGTAGAACCTGTTCCACTTATTGTACCACCAGAAAAGAAATAAAACTCATAGTTAACATCTGTCCTTACCGTTAAATCATTTACGTTTGTTGATGTATAACCTGAATGAGCAAATCTGATAGTTTCAAAATCAAAACCTTTACCGGCAACTTCAGACACAATTTTTGTTTCAATTTCCCTAATCTCATTTTCAGTATCCAACAAACTCCAATTCAATTGAACAGGAATAAATAGACCTTTGTCTTGAATATCATTTCTACTAATTTGAATTTTATTCACAGTCATCTACGGCAGGTTGTGTTGCAATGTTTAATCCTCCAAGGATGTCTTGATAGTTTGTACCCTCAGGTATTAATCTAAACACATAATCCCTGTAAGGATAATGAGCTCTATTCAAATAAGGATAGTTTACACCTCTATCTAAATTATCAAACTCACCATATAAATAAGGCTCCCTCCATCTAAACTCTTGGTCTATGGTAGAATAAAACGCATAACTTGGGATGTTTTCAGAATTGTTCTGTGGTGCGGTTTCAACGTAATCAGAAAATACTCTCAAGGTTAATGGAACGTGAGGTACATAATAGTAACCCATGGCATTTGGATTTGGGGTTGATTCTGTTTTAAACACATCTTGGTTGAATTTAATTTTATGAATCAACGGTGAAATAACTCTTTCAACTTGTTCATAATCATTCCACTCACAAAAATCACCATCTAATAAATCGCCAACTTTTAAAACTTGATTGTAATAAAATGTTTCAGTTGTTCCGCTAGTTTTGGTATAACTATTAACAGGTATATTTGTAAAAGAATATTGGTTATTATCTGACCACCAAGTACTAACGTCTTTAGTTATATTAAATCCCCAACCTATTTTGAGCCCCACACCATTAAATGACTTGTTAAAATATCCACTATATCCTTTGTTGACAACCGATAAAAATATCTCACCGACAGGACGATTTCTGTTATCCGTAATCCCACTAAGAATCAATTCTTTTTTCAATGTAACATCGTAAGTATTTGATGATGTTTTCGTTGAAACTCTTGTCTGTTGATTTGGTGTAATAGAACTGAACTCTAATTTTTTCTGATTATTGAATGGGTTGAGTTCAAATCCAGTTTTTGTTACATCAACTTCATTCTGTGTAAATAAAACTCTGTTTTTTCTAACGTAATATTTTGACCTTGTTTCCAAATTTGATGGATTGGAAACTCTTTTAAACGTTCCCATCCTACCATTAAAGAATGTATTACCTGTGTAACCAGGATTTATAATATTGTATACAAAATCAGAACTTTCATATCTGTCATTACCTAACGATAAGACCTCAAATATTGTATCACCATCATAGTCAAATGATAATTCAACGGATTCAAATGGAGCTAGTCCATGTGACATCAAACACTGAAAAGAAATGATATTAAAACCACCCTCTGAAGATGATGATATTATAAATGGAATACCCTCTTCAGCATTCCACTGAATGGTTTGTCCCGAATAGGTCCCTTGCATTGTAACGTTACCGTCATTTGTTGATGGGTAGGTTAAATAATAAGTCCAATTGTAAGTGTATGCACTCTCAGGTGAGTAATCAAAGTGATAGTCTGTTATTCGTGGTCTAAAGAAATCAAACTCATAATATTGTGGGTAACCTCTCCATACACTACTAACCGATGATTGTTCAGGATTTACATAATATAAATTATTAAGAAATGGAATATATTCTGTGGTTCCTGTTAAAGTATTATCATACAAATATTGTAACTTGAATGTCGGTCTGAACACCTCACAAGTTTGTCTTTCATCGTCATATAGTTGTGATAAGTTCAAAGAGGTGTTTCTCACAAACTGTGTTAACTCCTCTTGTGTTTGACTTAGCTCAAGATTTACCTGTTGGTCAATAGAAGGTGCAGATTTAAACTGAAGTCTAGACGGTATAATTGTAAAATCACTCATCACTTAAATACTTTTGTTTAAACTTATCAAGTGCCGTTAAACCAGTTTTTAACCCAAAATAAAAATGGAATGGAGCACCTACTAAAAATTTATTATCCCATTTACCAACATTTGGTGTAATTACACCGTTGTTATCTTGCATGTAAATGTATCCTCTCGCTCTTCTGTCATCACCTTGAGTATTTGACCCAATAAAGTATGTTGGAGATGACACATTTGTCCTATCTAAAACCTGATACTTTCTTGAGAATATATCATTTGTTTCTACCAAATATTGTTGGATTAGTTAATCTTGGGAATAAATAACTTAAGAACGAACTTCTCGGTGGGTTTTGTTCCCACTGATAGAATGGTACTTCTTGTGATTTAATACCGTAACTATATTGAATTGCAGAAGCTGCAGGATTTGGTCTAAAATTAATTTTACCAGGTGTTAAGAAATCTTTAAACTGTAGGTCTTCTGTAGTTGAAGAGAAGAATATACCCATAACAGGCCCACTGATATCATTTCCCAATAATTGAACGGGGTCATCCGTACCACCAAAAGACTCATAATCATCTGCCGAGAATTTAACAACACCATTTTCAGAGTTGATTGATAATAATTGTACTAAATCACCATCCGCTCTAAATTCTTTTCTTGAAAAAAGAATATTAATAATACTACTATTAAGTGTTTGTGGTAATGTTGTTAAAGATAATAATCTAATGAACGCGTTATTTGTTATTCTTGATATAACGAAGAACGTTAAAATATCTGAAGTATCACCATAACTTGTTGGTGTAAGTTTATTCATCACAAAACCTTTGTATGTTGGGTCTAATGAAATTTCAGAATAGATATCACTCTTTGGACCCAAATTCATAATTGTTGTTGGGTATAATAAGTTCAAATCATTAATCTTACCCGCCGAAGGTGTTTGTCTTTTACCAATAAACCCTTTAGCGGACGATGGATTATAAGGACTACTTCTCATGTAGAAGTTGTTACTGTCGTCATTGAAGTAAACAAACTCTTTACAGTACGTTGTTCTAACAGGTTTATTCTGACCATCATAAACAGTTCTTGTTTGAATTGGTGGTGTGTATAATGTTCCGTTTACCCAGTTGTTAGTAAATGTTTGAGATAAAACACCTCTACACAACGCATAAAAGAATCTATACCTAACACCATATTCTGTAAATCCTAACAAATCTTTAGGTAATGAAACTAAAGGTTTTGTCATAAACCTATAACATCCATCATAAACTATGTCATTATTTTGACAGTCGGTTTTAACCCCAAAAGTTTTTCCATCACCACTATAACAATCAATACTAACCATGTTGGTACATGAAAAAGTTTCAAGAACATTCAAAGCACCTGTTAAATCTGTGATATCAGAAGTTACAATGTCAGCACCTGTACCATAAGCAACAGTTGTAAAATCCTCCTGATACTGAGTGGTGATTTCATAAATGGTGAAACCTAAATTCTGTTGTAACACAGGAACAATACCATTCCAATTTTTACCTTCCAAGAAATCTGAAGACGGTAGTCTGTCAGTTCTCATTACATTTAAAATCTTATTAGAAATTGTAAGAGGTGTTGATTCAAATTGTGGTAACAAAGAAACTGAAATATATTCACTATCAACTTGTGAAGGTTTTTTACCTTGACCTGAGGTCTTTAACCAATAAAAATCTAAACCTGAAACATCTTCTAAAGAATCGTATTTACCATCATTAATTTGAGTATCAAAAAAGTCGTTTTTATCTTTACTTGTTGTTAATACAACACCACTATTTGTTGGATATTCAAAGTAATCATCAACACCATAACTCTTTAAAGTTCTACCACCACTATTTATGAAATTTTTCCATTCAGTATTTGCATCTAATCCACTATAGTAACCAACATTTGATGTTGTAAATGCTGAAAAACCGTTACCAGCTATAAAGAATTTACTCTCATAAAATATTTTAGATTGAACATTGTGATTTTGAACTGACATATCAGTTTCTGTCAATTTTTGAATAGGTACATTGACTCTTGATTTAGTTGTAACAATAACGTCATCTTCGTTTGTAAATCCAAGAATCTTACCAATACCATACTTGTTGGTATACAAAGGTGAGTAAGGGTCAACCCCTCTTTGAAGAATTAAAATATATTGATTTTCAAATCCTTCAAATGTTGTTCTTGGTTGATATCCTGTGGTATAGTCATCCCAAGTCAAACCTTTTTTTCTAGCATAGGTAACATCAACAACCGAATTAATTAACTTTAAAAATGAATTATATGTTGGTTGAATTTGACACATAGGACCTACAAATGTTACACTACCATCACCACTATCTAATGTTGGTGTTGCACATGCACAAACCTCTAAAGTTTCACCCACCCAATCTTGTGCGGTTGTATCATATACGTTAGTTAGGTTAACATATTGTGTAGTTCCGTCACAAGCTTGATATGAAAAATATGCGAATAATTGACCGACAGTTGAGTCGTCACATTTTACAACATACTTTCTACAAGATGAACACCCTGGTTGTGCAATCAAATTAAACGCTTCCGAAACGGTAATTGCAGTAACAACTTGATAGTATTCAATGTCCGCAGGGTAATTATAATTTGTTTCTGTTGAACCTGAACTTAAGGTATATGTTTGAGTTGTATCTGTAGTTTGAGAAGTTGCATAATTTATTGTTACGGTACTAGCACTAATAAATAACGTGGTACCACTAATACCTGTATCTGATTGAGTATTAGAACTGAACTTATAGTTATTGTCCGACGAATTTTCAGGATTAACAAACGTCAACAACGTTCCTGATGAGAACGGAGATTGAGACATTATTGTTAAAGTATTATCAAAGTGTTTTACCGTTGCGTTTGATGGATTATCAAAACTAACGGAAATTCTATTAAGTCCGTCAAAATATTTTTTTCTACTATTGAATTGGTTAACTCTCTGAGCCATCGGTAATGATGTTCCATAGGCAAAATACTTGTCATTATCTGCGTCAGGTAATCTTGTCTCCTCAGACTCTGTAGATTTATAAACCCCTAACTTTTGGTTTCTGTAAATTCTTGAACCAACCGCCTGTGACAAAGTGAAAGATTGAACCGCAATATTATCATCTGAGATTGTACCCTTATCATCACCACTTTCAACCTCATTAAACCTCAAATAACCCTCAGAAATGTTTTCATAATAAAGTGCAGGATTTGCTAAAGGTGTTAACAAAGATGTTCCACCACCTTCACTGTCACCGGCAATGGTGTCACCAGGTTTACAATCACAACCCTGACATTCAGGATATGTAATCATCGATAAGTTAAATGCCCCAAATTTAAACTTTGTAATTCTTCTAAATCGTGCTGTAAGAGTTATTGCTAATGTCGCAAAAAAGATTGCCGGTAAAAGAAATAGTAAACCAGCACCAAATAGCGCCATCAAAGCAGCTGTAAGGGTAAAGAAAGTATAAGATAAAAACGATGAAATTGCTATCAAAGCAATTACAATAGGTTTCGCAAAATTATTCCACAGAAATGCAATAATATGATACGCAATAAGAAGTGGTACAAATGTTATTTGGAATACTTGAAATAAGATTGAGAATAAGAAATATAATAAATCAAAATTCTTAACCCCCTCGTTGACAGGGAAATTGTTTGTTGTGTTGGTACACTGATTGTCTGCAATATCTTTTACACCGATAAACTTACTTCTACCACCACCCCTTTTATATTGGTCAATTAAACTAGAGACGGTAAAGACTTTGTTGTATTGTAACTCATAGAAAGTATCAAGACAATTAATGGCGTTATTTAATTTTTCATTCTCAATTGCTGTGGTACTGGCATCGGTATATCCCGACCAATCCAAACCAAAATAATACGAACTTTTTAAATCTTTTAACAATAATGGGTTTGCGCCATAAATCGGGTCAACCGATGATATTTGCCAACCATATTCTCTGATGTTTGGAACCAAGTAATATGGTCTTCTAATTTGTTCAACAGAGTTTGGCGATTGTTGCCATTTGATTTTGAATCTGTATTTTCCTTTTGTTGGAATACCAACTGACGGGTCTCTTGAGAATATTCTCGTTCCGTCTTCAGATGTTGTTACATAATCCAAATTCATCGGGACTTCAACAACCCATGTACCATCCCCGTCAATTACATTACCTGAGTTCTCCAATCTATACTCTTCCAAGATTGGTCTACCTTCAGCATCCTGATTAATTGTTTGTCTAACGGCTAACACCTGACCAGGACCAGGAATATTCTGACACAGACTACCTGTATTGTCTTTTGGTTTACACCCTCTACCTAACACACTTGGAGGTCCATCGGTTCTTACAGATGGTGCTCCGATTCTATACTCATCAGGACTTGAGAACATTGAACCCATGAATATTGCAGTTGGTTCAATATCAATATTGGCTTCTTCACGTAAATCAAAATCAACACGGTTTACCTCGGCTTGACATAGACTTGGGTCACCCCAAAATGGATTTACTTCAAAGGTCTTGGTGATGGATACAATCTGTGGTAAACTCTCCAAGTTGGTTGATGTTTGAAATCTGTCACCCGCCACCTGAGCTTCAGTGGCTCTGCCCATACGAATCAAATCCTGAGGGGTTAGTGAGAACTCACCAATGTCACTCAAGTCCAAATCCATCACCATAGTTTGTTGTCCCAATGGAACACCAAAAATCATGTAGTCACCACTCTCGTTGGTTTTAACTGTATACTTATAATAACGGTCGTAAACCGTAACCAAGGTCGGGTCTTTTAAAACCTCTTCTCTTGTTGGGAAAGTACCAACTACCGCATGTTTTGCATATGACGGCTCACTTGGTAATAAGTTATATCTAATACCATTGGTGTCTCTATCGTTTGGTTGAACATAAGGATAAAGAGCAACAATCTGTTCGTTAAGCGCATCGGTTTCAGTGATAGGTACAAAGATTGAAACCTTTACGTTTGGAATACCTAGTCCACCGTTGGCAATAACCCTACCAACCACAACACCGTAGTCCGCACAGTTTCTTGTGTAAACATCATTCTGAGAAATTTGAAGAGAAAGGATTTCTAAAAATTCAAAATCTTGCTCTAATTGAAACGATATATTTTTGTCTACACCTAAGTCAGTTTTTATCCTATATGATTTTCCCATTTAAGGCTTTAATGATAAATAGTTATTTGGGTTTTTTTGAGAAAAACCTCTTAATCTAAAAATATACCTTAAGGTGTGATTAAATAAAGGTGTTATGAGAAAGAAACGTTCTGTAAGTTTCTTACCCTAACCTTGATATCTTTCTGTGGGTATCTAACCTGATAAACTTGGTTAGGTTGTGCAAACAAAGTATCGTCAACCGGTCTGATAATTCTTAATTCAGCATCTGAATATGGCATTGAAGTTTCAGCCGAAGAATATTGTCCCCCAACTTTGTTATCAATAACAATATCCGATACGGTAATTACACCATTTTGACTTTGAACAATACTTCTAAGTTCTGACAAATAAACGTTCTGACCTAACTGTCTGAATTGGGGTTCAAAATATGTAGAAACTTTATTAACAATATCACTAATAATTTGTCCTGAGTTTTGTGTCGCATCTAATACAACTGAAATCTCCACACCCAAGTCTAAAACCTCTGCGGTTGTTACCTGAATATAGTCGTTCATCATTCTATAATTTGACAAATAATTTGCCACGTTTTGTTTCAATGTATTTGACACAATACTGGTCAACTTACCGGATGTATCATAAGATAACATTGAGATGACAATTTTGTTATTGTTTTCTGTGATTGCCACTTTTGCAGGTGCTCCGAATTCTGCTGGCATGTTCCTCAATAAAGAGTCATAGTCATTAACGGTAACCGCTCTGTTCTGAGCCGCGAAGTTAAATGCAACAAAGTTTCTAACTTCTTCTGTGTTTGGTGCGTTTGAACCACCAATAGCCGCGGTAACGTTGGTACATCTCAATGAATTGATTACCGAACTATTAATTGTTTGTGACGGACCATTAACAAAGAATGATACCGTTCCAATCTGATTAATAACGTTTGTACCTAAGTTTGTTGCTAAACCACCACCAACTCTATACTGAACAAATAACGTTGCGTTTGGTGTCAATGTTGAACCCAATGAAAAGTTATTGGTAATGTTCTGAATTGTAATTGGGAAACCTAAATTGGTAAAGGTATTCAATTGGTCTTGAGCCGAAGTTGTACCCCCACCAAAAGTTAGTTTGTCAAACCCTTCAGGTGTAAATTCAGAGATGAATCTACTATTTGTTTGAAGGTATCTACCTACTTTAATACCGGGTTGGTCAGACACTTTGGTAGGGTCTTCAATGAAGATTCTATCCTCAGCTAAAGCATCTACCTCAAAAAACCTGTTTTCTAAACCTAAAAATTCTGCAGAGGTAGGAACGTTAGTGTAGTTGGTTCCGTTCTTCAATAATACACTTGTAATACCAAGAACGTTTTTATCGGGTAAGAACAATTCAAAGAATGGTTTTACATCGGAAGGTGTAATAACTCTTTTGTAAACTTTGGTAATACCGTTTACAACAAGTTCTCTTTTTGTAATTGTGTAGTTAACTAAATTACCTGTGGCATCAAAATTTGGAATCTTTAATCTGTTTGGGAAACCGGCGTAATTGTATGGTGATGAGAAATCAATGTCGTATTGGTTTTCAAACACAATACCCGCACCAAATATTTGAGAACCTCTATTTAGAATACCCAAATATCTTTCATCTTCTTTATCACCAAAAGCAGGTACAGTGATTGAGAAATCAACTAAAGATACTGATGGTCTCTGACCCGGTATTTTAAGACCGTATGTTCTGGCTATATTATAAATTGATGACCTTTGTTGAGCGTATTGTAATACAGTCTCTTGGATACTTCTATCAATGTGATAGTGTAGGTTGTCTGCAACCGCAGCATTCAAATCCAAGAATACCGAGAACACTGACGCGTCGTTGAAATCTTGAATCAGTTCAGGATAATATGTACGGACATAGTTTTGTAACTCTATGCGAATTCCTTCATAATCTCGTACTGTATATGAAATTCTATTGTTTGCCATCTATTGTTTAAATATTGATAATAACGAAATCACTTTGTGCAAACGCTAAATTGTCAACTGTGTAGTCAATCTTTACCTTTGCCGTATACTCAGATGTTCCTTTACCGGGAACTCTATAAACATACTCTCTTGCCGTCCCTGGTATCGTAGTTCCTTTAGCCAACGGAACCTCTTCAGACGGGTCCGCAGGTTCAATTGTAATTTTATTAAGTAAAAGATTTGGCATAAAATTTTGGACAGAATCCCTAATATCCGCTTCTATTGCATCAAAAGTAAGACCATCATACGGTTCAAAAATATATTCATATAACCTTGTACCAAACGTTGGTAAAAAATATCTTGAACCCCTTCTTGTAAGAATTAGGTGTAATAAGTCACTCCTTATTTGCTGATATTGAGTTTCCGTTAGGGCTAAATAATCCCCTTGTGTTGAATCCACAAAAGGAAATTCTAAACCATATGTAATACCTTCAGCCATATCTTATAAATATACTCTGTATTTTTTTTCTTATAAATAAAAAACCCATCGAAAACGACGGGTTTTATTTATTTTAGATGTTAATTATGACTCACAAGCCACACATTGTAAATCATTTAGATTTAACTTCTTTCTTGAGAAAGCCTGTGCTGAGTTCATTGAGTGTTGGTAATACAGAGTTTTAACCCCAAGTTGCCATGCATCAATTAGAAGTTTGTTAACATCCTTTATTGGCATGTCAGGTGAAACCATCAAGTTTAGGGATTGCGATTGGTCAATATAATCTTGTCTTACAGCCGCTTGGTTGATGATAGATGCTTGATTAATTTCCGCAAAAGTTCTGAAAACATCTTTTTGTTCATCAGTTAAGAAATCCAAGTGTTGAACTGAACCGTCATACTTCTTGATACTATCCCAAGTAGTTTTGTTGTCCTTACCCATGTCAATCAATAATCTCTTAAGAATTGGATTTTTGATTGTTACCTTCATTTTTGCAACATCCTTAACATAACAGTTAGACCAAATAGGTTCAATTGATTGAGATACTTGACCCAAAATAAATGCTGAAGATGTTGTTGGTGCAATAGCATTCAAAGTAACATTTCTTCTACCATAACCAACAAGTGTTTCAGGTTCACCAAAAATTTCTGATAATTCTTCCGAAGCCTTGTATGATTT